AGTCTGTCAGTGGTGAAGGTGAAACTGTTAGAAAATCAAAATGAAATAGACATCTTTCAATTCCCTGGCCTAGACCAAAGGGCTGCCAGTCTTGGAAGGACTATTCAGTATCCTGTGGGGAAATATGTACCCTTCGTATTTGGTGAGCTGGGTGTGTGGATACAAAGAAATGAAACCAGTATTGGGATAGGTGTAGAGTACCTAGAACAGGCCCAGGTTTCCCCAGCCTATACAATCAATGCAACTGGTTCAGGTGTCACCCTGGAAACTACCTATGTGATAGCCCAGGGTGAAGTGGCCAGTGATGAAATCAGGGTGTGGGATGAAACTGGTGGGAACTTTGTGAACACGGTGGAAACAGAAACCAATACTGATGGTGCCCTGGTGTCTGTGGTGAAGTATCAACTGGGGTCTGTAATTGATGACAACAGCTTTGCCCCTGGACTTGATACAGACCAAACTTTTTGGGTTTCCGGGGGTGAATATGAAGGTCGAAGCCTGGACCCCATCAGTGGGGAAAGCCTGGCCCCAGCTACCAATCTGATACTGTATATCCTGGATAAGACTGGTCTGAAGTTCAATAGGGATAAGTGGATGGGGCTGTCAGGTCTTCTGAATCGGTACAGGTTCAGTGGATATGTCAATGACCCTGAAGTGGTGGCCATGGAATGGCTACAGACACAGATACTTCAATACCTTCCTGTCAGTGTCTTCAATGGGGAAGGTGGTTTGGAACCCAGGGTCAACCTGTACCACTACACAGACAATATACATCCAGCCTATTTCATTGAAGAAAATGGTTTGTTTCAAGCCCTTACTGGAATCCAGCCCCTGGATGTGGAAGTGGTGAACAAGGTGGTTCTGAAGTTCTGTTGGGCTGGTCAGTTCAGTCAGTTCCTGTCTACTGTCACCATTGACCCTACCCTGGAAGAAGAAAATGGGATGGCTTACAGGGACCCCATCAGTGACATATCCTTCCAGCGCTATGGCCTGAAAGAAGAAGTGGTGGAATGTCCATTCATTTGGGACTTCGATACAGCCATCAGGGTGGCCAGGGACATCATCAGAACCAGGGGCCTGGGTATGTATGCCCTGGAAATCGAAGCCAGCCCCCAGTATGGATATATCCAAGTTGGGGAAGTCATAGCCTTCACCAGTCAGAACTTTGGCCTGGAAAAACATAAATGTCAAGTGATACAGAAGTCCTGGTCAGGGAATACTTGGAAGTTTGTACTTCACCTGGAATCCAATAGTTTTGTGAACCCTAGACAACTTGTATAAATGAAACTATTGAAGTGATACAATAGACCCATGATAGTATTTATAGACAGACAACACAGTGGAAAGCCTGGAAGACCTGGTGACAGGGGTGCCAGTGCTGACCTGGATGGTGATGGGAAAGTCCAAACCTGGGAACAGGAAGCCCACTGGACTGGATACCTGTCTATAATGTTGGAAGCCCAATTGGTGGCCCACCCTGACATCCAGGTGATACCAATTTCTGATGGGACCTACCTGTCAAGACATACCAGGGTCAACCAATACAGTCAGATGTATAAAGATGTCCCCCAGGTGTATCTTGCTATGCATCTCAATGCTGGGGGTGGTGACTATGGTGCCATGTTTTACTATGAAGGCAGTACCAAGGGGAAAGCCCTGGCCACACATATCTGTGAAGGTCTAGGAAACTTCCTTCCTGAAGTGGGGAACTTCAAGGCAATTGAATCAAAGCCAGCTGACTGGACACAAAATGCTTTTAACACTATCAAAGGTGTGGGGCGCCCTGTGGCTATCTGTTCAGAACCTTTGTTCATTGACACACACAAAAAACTGGTATCTGTGGAAGGGTTTGCCAAGGTGGCCCTGGGTATGTCCACTGGTATCATCAATTGGATGAAATACAATGTCTGAAGAAACACTGATTGATATACTGACAGGACCAGTTGCAGCCCTTGCCCTGTGTCTGATGGCCATCTATGGAATTGGGAAATGGTTGGCTACACACCTTCCCAAGTGGGTAGACAGACATCTGAATCAAATTGATGATATAGTCAAGTCCCATGACCAGGATAGAGAAACCTACAAGGAAAGCCTGGGGACCATCACCACATCACTGAAAGACCTGAAAGGGGAAGTGGATGTCATAAAGGATGATGTCAAAGACATAAAAAGAATAGTCAAGGACCCCAAGTAGTGAACCACTTGATGGTATCATCATGGACTTCCAGCCAGGGGACCTTCTTAAAATAGACACTGTCATTTCTATTCTGAACAATGAAGACCAGGGCCAGGTCACCAATACTTTCCAGGTATTGATACAGGACCTTTGTGGGTACAGCACAGACTGAAACCCCTGACCTGGAAATGAAGGCTTCGATGGTCCAGTCAGTCATATAGGTACCAGCTTGGTGGGCTTCCATCTTGCTGGTGTATTCCAGTTTCCTGGAAGGGTCTGAAGTTCTGTACCACCTGGCTGTGAAGTTTGAATGACACATCGACTTCCACACCCTGGCTGAAATGGTCTGTACCTGGTGGCCATTCACATGAATGAAGTCAACACCATGAACATAATCACAGGGCGCCCCATTGGTAGAAATCCAAGTCCCAGGGAAGTGGTCCTGAATCAGTGGGATGACATACTTGATGAAGTTTTGATCACCTTGGGACATCCTTGTGTCTATGGGGGGAATATGGGACATGACACAACTATATCACATTTTTGTATAATTTTTCATTGACATGTCTAGTTCTTTCTTATACTATACAATCATACACAATAAAGTGTATGAATAACTATACAAACAAGGACAATACAATGAAAGATAAAATCATTCAACACATCCAGGGTACAGTATTCCTGGGTATCATCTTTATGGCCCCTGTGGTTCTTATGTCAATTCTGTGTTCAGTGTTGGGGGTGTAGGATGGAAGCTGTAATCATTGTAATTATGAAGAATGGGTACATGTACTGGTTGCCATGCTGTGACACATCAGACCAATGGCTGGAAGAAATGGCCCCCAAGATACAGTCCTGGACAGTAGTCTTTCAACCTTTCGGACACAATAAAAACAATAACACTGAAGAAATACCTTTCTAGGGGGAACAATGAACAAAAGAGAATACATCAAGAAGAATGGAATGGCCAAGGCTAGAAAGAAGTATGGGAACCAGGTAGACAGTATCAGTATCAACTGGAAAGGTCAGGAAGTTGGTAGTGTGTCTAGAGAATGGCATCCTGTATATTGTACTTGGACTTGGAAAGCCTGGGTATCTTATGAGGGAATCATACACAGTTTCACTTCCACTGAAGGTTCTGCTGAAGGTGTGACCTGGGCTGAAAAGAAAATGAAGGCCCTGACAAATCCTGAATTTGGGAAGTCATTGAAGGAACTGATTGACCTTTCAGGTTTCACACAGTCCCAGGTGGCTGAAGAAGTGGGCTGTTCTGTTTCTGTCCTGGTTAAGTGGTTCAAGGGCCATTCCTATCCTGGTGTCCATTCCCTGGTTCGGTTGTGTAAACTGTTGGCAGTGTTAGACTGGGAAAGACTACACACTGAACTATCTGAACTGATTGAACTGGAAAGGTGCTAGAATGTGGAAATTGAACTATCAGACAACCTTCCAAGGGTCCCCTGTATCTATGGGGCGCCCCAGGAAGGGAAGATTTGGAATGTATACAGCCCCCAAGTCAGCCAAGTACATGAAAGACAAGGTGGTTTCTTTGAAGACTGAACTGGATGACAAGGAACCAATGGAAGGTCCTTTGAAAGTCTGTGTGACCTTTGTACATAAAAGACCCCAGCGACTTCTGAAGAAGACATCCCCTGAAGGTAGAATCAGAAAGGTGACCAAGCCTGACATTGACAACCTGGTCAAGATGGTCCTGGACATTCTTACACATTCTAGAATCTGGAAGGATGACAACCAGGTGGTCAAACTGGTCTGTGAAGACTGGTATTGTTCCAAGGATGAAGAACCACACACACAAATTGCAATCTATACAGAAGGGGGTGAAGTATGAAATGGAAACTGTCCACATTCAAGTCATTGACCAACACCAAGTCCACCACCATAGAAGCTGACTTCAATGAACTGTGTAAGTCATTTACCACACCCTGGAAAAGAACAGCAGTGAAAGACAAAAAGGACCTTCCACTGTGGTCCCCTACCACTTTTAAGAATGGAAGAAGAAGTGGAAACAATGCTGAATACATCTATTTCCTAGTATTTGACATTGATGATGGTTTGACCCCTTTCAGTACCTGGCGCTTATTCTACCAATGGGATGTCATTGCCCACACCAGCTTCAGCCACAGACCACACCATCACAAATATAGAATCATCCTTCCCCTGAAGAAACCAGTACCAGCCAAACACTGGGACAGGGCTAGTCAGGCTGGGAATGACCTATGGAATGAAGTGGTGGGCCGTGGTGAACCTGACCAGTCTGCCCTTCATGACAGGGCCAGGGCTTTCTTCAGATACGGTATTCCACACAGTGAAACCTATGTCATGGCCCATCATCCTATGGCCCCACTAGACTATCATCAGACAGCCTGGTCAGTAGGACAGAAAGGTCCACTGGAACTTGAATATGAACACATAAGAGTGAAAGAGAGAAGAAAAGAAACTGTGATATCCTACAAGACAGCCAAGAAGTACAGAAATGGCAAGGCAGCTATGAATGAAGTCATGTTGACTTCCCCTTTCAGGTTGGCCATGGCTTCCAAACTGGGTGGAAACATTCAGGGGAATGAAGTAAGATACATCACCTGTCCAGGATGTGGACAAAACAGTGTCCACTATTCAATAGACCTGGGGCTTCCATGTTCAACCAAGTGGCCACAGTGTAACCACAAAAACAAGT